ACGACCTCAAGTCAGGTCGTCAATGGGCTCACATGCGCCAATGGGTCAAGTAATGTTGGTCACAGTATTATTACCCACACGGCATAGAACATCCTTGGTTGAACGCACAGTTCGTTCACTACTGGACCAGGCCAGCAACCCTGCACAGATTGAAATAGCTGTGGCCTATGATGAAGATGATACAGAAAGTCATGATTACTTTGGTTCCGCAACATGGACTACTTTAGTTGCTGATTATGGCTCAGGGCTACAAGTACACAAAACCCCGGCTTGGGGGTATCAAGAACTACACCAATATTATAATTTACTAGCAGATCATGCGCAAGGAAAATGGCTACTGGTTTGGAATGATGATGCTTTGATGAAATCTGCTGGCTGGGATAGTATGGTACAACAAGAACAAGATTACATGGGCATGTTGCACATGGTTACCGAAAACTATCGACCAAAATTTGCATTGTTTCCCTTGATTCCACGAAAGTGGGTTGACCTTTTTGGCTCGGTAAGTTTGTCAAACTCCAACGATTCTTGGATACATCATATTTGTTTAGAAGCAAATGCTATCAAATTGATCGATGCTGTAGCATTTCATGACCGAGCGGATCTCACGGGCAACAATCTAGATCAAACGTATCTAAATAGAACCAATCAAAAAAAACTTTACAAATCAGAATCCATGCGTCAAATCAGACATGAGTGGGCACAACGACTCATTGAATATCGAGCACAACTATAGATATTTTTGTTGCTCTTGTTTGAACACGTCTAGTTCTTTGCGCTTGCCCTTGGCACTCCAAATAGTACTGTCTGGATTCATGTGCCAATCGATGTAAGTCACTGGCAGCGCACCTTTACGATACCTACCAATAATGTTGTCTAGGCTGTGTTGGTCTAGGAACCAGTAAATATTGTCTTTTTCAATTTCTGCACGTATTGTATTACCTAGTTCTTGTATAAAGTTTACTCCTGTGGGACGTTCAGTAAACAACATTGCCCCAGCAAGATGTCCGCCCTTGGCCTTTTCATACAAATAAACATCAGTCTTTGGGTCATTGTGCAGTATGTATTCAAATGGCGCCCGTACCAGGCCGTCAACATCTATTTCTAAAAATCTAGTGGGCTTTTGTATAATTTCAGCCATGCGAACAAATCGCATACAAGCATAGTAAGTTTTCCACAACCATGTTCTTAAACTTTCAAGGTTGTTGCCTTTGAGTTCATATTGTTTGAGTCCCAGCATTTTTCGTTTGCGACCCATGTAGGGATCTGGGATTACATCTGGACTCCAAAAATCAAAAGCTGATTGAAACTGTGCTTGATCAACTGTTTCCCATGTAACACTCACACGAGCATGTTGTTGACAAAACACCAGCTGGTCCTGTCTGGGGTTATACAAGTGCAAGTGTATGCCATGTTGGGTATTACGAGTTACACTGTTGATTAAAGGTATGCCGTGACAGTCAAAATAATCAGCGTCTGCGGCAGCATAGATAAAGAAATTAGCTTGGTCGAGCTTTCCTTGAAGTGGTGATATCTGCATAGTTAAATATTTAACCCTATGAACATCGCCTACTTCCCAAATCAGATTGCCAGAAATGCCGGTCCAGTACTTGATGCTTTTTTACAAAGTTGTCGCAATCGCGGTATATCAACTGTGCAAGATTCAATGGATGCCGACATGGCCGTGATCTGGAGCCATGTTTGGGCTGGTAAAATGCGAAAAAATCAACTGGTATGGCAGCATTATCGCAAACACAATCTACCTGTGATTGTACTAGAAGTAGGCAACCTAAAACGAGATGTCACCTGGCGGGTGGGGTTAAATGGTATCAACAGATCAGGATATTTTGGAGCAGTTGATCAAGGTCCCACAAGGGCACAGCAATTGGGGCTGGAGTTGGCGCCATGGCGCAATACCGGAAATTATATATTGATATGCACACAACGTGCCGACAGCGAGCAGTGGTGCAATCAACCTGCTCCCGAACAATGGGTTAGTGATATTATCAAACGCATACGGTGTTACACCAATAGGCCTATTGTTGTCAGACCTCACCCAAGATTTCAGTTTAAAAAGGCCTGGCCAGATGTTGCCATGCACCAACCGCTAAAAATACCCAACACATACGATAGTTACAACTTTGATAGTGCACTAGACAACGCCTGGGCTGTGGTAAATTGGAACAGTGGGCCAGGAGTTGAGGCAGTTATGAAAGGCGTGCCTGCTTTTGTTGGGGCAACAAGCCTGGCAGCACCTGTGGCCAATATTGATTTCTCGCTTGTTGAACAACCACTACGTCCCGATAGACAGCAGTGGTTAAATGATTTGGCCTACACTGAGTGGACCGTTGGGGAAATCGCCCAGGGACTTCCTTTACAACGGTTGCTTTACACTTGAATATCTTCCATACCGGCTGTGCGCAAACGCACAATATGTCCCATTTGCCATTGCTTGGTATCTAGGCCTTTCATGATGCCCAGCCATTTGTTACGCAACAATGCCACTTCGTTGATCAAAGTCTCAAAATCAATAACTTCATCTTCTCCATCAACATACTTTTCAGCATCACGTGCTGTAAGAGCACGGGCATATCCTTCAAGATATTTTTGAAAATGTCGTCGACGAATTTTTCGTAATTGAATATTGAGATAGTTTAGTACTGCTTCAATTTCTTGCAATTGATTAAAACGATGTTCAGTAACACCCGGAAGTTCTTTGATGTTAATTTCTACATAACCACCGATCCGACATTCTTTCTTGGCATCAACTAACTCATGTTCGTAATGAGCTATGAAGTCAGGAATTTTGCCAAGATCAGCAACTACTCGATTATACCACATTAATTTTCCCAGTCGTCTTCGAGATAATCCTCTTCAGCTTCTTCTTCAATGTCTTCTTCATCTTCATAGTTGTTATCATTGTCAAGATAAGAAGTTAGTGCACGTTTTACATCACCGTCACCTTTAAAGGCATCCCGGATATCTTCAACGTCACTGTCATGATCAATTAGCACCGCTACAACTGTTTCGGCTGCTTCGGCACGATCAACGGTGTTGATATAGCGTTTGAGTTCGCTCCATAATTCACTTACTACGGTTTCGGTCATTCCGCATCCTCCTGTTCAAGGTTACTTACCTCTTCTTTTTGATTTCCAAAGTCCTTCATAACAGTATCCAGGCAGTTATCATCATTGCGTTCCCAACCTTTGCGGAACTTCTTGATGATCTCGCCTGCACTGGTAGTAAACACAAGACTGTTGCCTTCTTTTTTGAGCAAGCCCTTTTTCTCAATCAAATCAGTAAGACCGGAGTATGGGCTCATACCTGTTGTGTAAGGAATCTTGACTTGCACACCTTCAAAAGGTTTGGCATAGCGTGTTTTCATAACCTTGCAGCCTGCACGAATACCATTAACTTCCGAAACTTTGTTGCCGTCCTCATCCTCCTTGAGCTTCATCTTTTTCATAGCTACAACAATTGAGCTAGCGTAAATGAAACCTTGTCCGCCCGAGATCTTGTCGTCTGGATCAAACATGTCTTGGCTTGCGTATGTGTGATTGGTACAAACCAGGCCGACATTGTAACTACCAAACATATTAACACAGTTACGAACAAGTGCTGTTAGTGCTTTGGGCTTGCGACCCAAGTCACCTTTCATTTCACCTGCTTCAAACTGATTAACGTCTGTGGGTGTCAACAACATACCCAAGGAGTCAATCACAAACAAAATCTTGGGACGGTCGCCATCTGGCAATGCTTTGTAATCACTCATGAATGTTGAAATAGTTTTTGCTACATCATCAATCATGGCCATGCTTAGTTTAAGAAGTTTATCTTGGCCAGTGTCAACACCAAGTGCTTTGAGCCAGTCTTCATCTAGGGCGTTTTCACTATCAATCAACACAACAAAGATGCCTTGTTCTTGTGCGTGTTTCACAATGTTACCAGAGCAGATATATGACTTGCCTGCACCGGAATCTCCAGCAAACACAGTGACCTTGCCCAGTGGGATGCCGCGGTTGAAGTCACCTGAGATAAGATAGTTTAAGGCATAGTTGCCTGTGGAGATCCAATCTGTAGGATCGTTAAATCCAATGCTTAGGCCGTCAATGCTTTTTGTAATTTCCTTGCGGAATTTTGATACGTCAAATGGTTTACCCATGATAGAAGTTCCTTGTAAAGTTGTATGTATTATACTAAAGGTTTCGGAAGAATGTCTAGTGATTCAGGAAACAACTTTAGATAGTTTTTGCTGACAAAGTGGTCATAATTGTATTCAATGGTGTCTTGTTCTAACAAATACAAATCGTGCCAATCTTGTCGGGACAGGTTGCTAAATTTAGATAACATACCTATAATCGCTACCAATCGTTGTATTGGATTTTGTATTTGATCAAAACTGTAATCAAACAGTTGAGTATAATGACGAAATCCAAAATATTTCTCTATGTGTTTATGCCAACCAGGTTGTGCATACGCAACAAATAATCCACGAGTGACCACACTGTAAACAAATTTTTCAGTGACAAATGGATAGTATGTTGTACCCACTGTTTCTGCTATAAGGTGCACAAAGGATCCTGTTAGCTTAGATTCTAGCAATTGAATATTCTTGGTATGGTCTGTTCGATTAAAATCAAACCCAAACTCTGAATTGTAAAATTTATCATCTTGATCATCAATGATAAACTTTCGATAGAATGGTTCAGTTGAACTGTCATTCAACAGTGTTTGCACATTGCCGTCGACCCGATCTCGACTGGTTGTGAAATTTTTACTGCAATGATCAGGATCAAACCAACCCATCTTGTGCAAGGCTGATGTTAGCAACTGCTTTGACACATGTGGAGAACCGTTAAACGAACACACAAACGTTTTGAAGTCACACGGTACTGTTGTTGTAAACCCATCAAAATAATCAAATGCTCGCTTTTGAAATATAAACTGTAAATTTAAATTGTTGTAGTGACGTATTATGTCATCATCTAATGCATAGTTTACATACACCCGGTGTGGAAAAGCAATGGCGTTGAGATGATCTAAAATGTAGTTTCGTCTATTCTGATCAAACCCGTTCAAGTGATCAGTAATGTATATGTCTCCGTGAAGATACTGCGACTGTAATATGTCGTTATAGCTGTCATAAGTGTGATATATCATGTTAGACCAAATGATAAATGCCCCTGACGGGGCATTTATTAATCAACAGTGATTAGGCTTTTTGTCTAGCACGGATAATAGCCAAAATGTCTTGTGCATTTTTGTTGCTATCACCTTGCTTGATTACTGGTGCAGTAGGTGCTGGTGCATCTTCTACATCAAATGGTGCATCTTCTGCCACAGCTGGTGCTGTAGCAGGCGCACTTTCGCTAACAGCTGGTGCAGAACCTGCTGGTGCTGCCACTCCCGCTGGACGGAAGTACTGTCCCCAACGCTCAGTGTCGTAAGGTTTGCCATCTACACTTGCTTCAAACATTTCTTTGATAACCTTGAGCTCAACGTCTGTGGGCTTTTTGGGCAAGAATGTTGCCAAGTCAAACAAGCCATGTTTTGCAATGGCATCTTGTTCAGCTTCGGTCAGCGCAGACTCTTTACGTGCCCACTTGCTTGTGTTGTAGTCAGCGTAACCGCCTTTGCTGGTTTTAGCAATACGGAAGTCTAGACCACGCATCAAGTCAGTTGGCAATTCTTCCAACTCAGGATCCATCAATGCACCTTTGATCAAGGTAAACAACTGTGGGCCGATAATGAAACGTCGGATGGGATTTTCTGGGGTTGTGTCATCGCTGAGAGCATTTTCACGAACAAAGCCTTGGAAGATATATGAACGTTTCTTCCAGTACTTACGACCCATGTCCTCAAGACTCTTGTCCTTGAACCATGTACGTACTTCTGCTAAGATTGGGCAAGCGTCGCCCCACATCTCTACGCAGGGCACTTGTACCATGACTTGCTTGGATTCCATTTCTCCCTTGATGCCTGCAAAGGGCAGTCGAATCATTGCACGTTCGACCCAGAAGAATGTGTTTTTGTTGTTACCGTCTGGTAAGAAGCGAACTACGGCTTCTTTGCCTTCGTCCATGTTCCAGTGTGGGTAAATTGCTTTGTCGCCGCCGCCTTGTGTGTTGCCGCCTTGTTTGGACTCTGCAGCCTGGAGTCGTGCGCGGATTTCTGATAATGATGCCATAGTGTTTTACCTTTCGTTGCCTATGAATGTTTTACTAAATGCCTAGTATATGCCTGTTGCGTACACTTGTTGTAGTGTACACGATGTATTTAGTATTGTCAAAGGAAAAGGCAGAAGATTCTGCCTTTTGTTAGTAAAGTGGCAAATGTCAGTATTTGAGCATTTGCTTGAGGCGTAGTACAGGATCCGCTGACTCACTTGACATGTTTGATGGTTTGGTCATCATGACCCCGTCGGTGTCCAGGTCTTCAGCCATGCCTTGCTTTTGTAGATATCCATAATTAGTCACAAAATCGCTGACAAAATCTTCATCGCGGAATATACCATTTACGCTGGTACCTAGATTGGGTTCTTTTTTGGCCATATCATAGCCTGCTTTTATGATGTCGTCTTGGTTTTGCAAATTGGGCATTTGAGCAAAAACTTTTTCTGCCAGTTGTTCTGCATAGAAGGAGCCATGTCCTTCCGCCAAACCTTGCTCATTCATACCGTCAAGTGCTTTTTCAACGTATTGCATATAGGCATACATGTCACTGCTGCCAATTTCTTCTACATCACCAAAAAATTCAGCGGCATCATCGATTGCTTGAGTAACTTTTACTGGACCATACTTCTTTAGTAAATCCAAACGTTGCGTCATGATGCGACGGGTAAGGGCACTAGCCACTGGGCTAGCGTCGTGGCCTTCTGCTACAGGGTTTTTACCATACCTATCCACTAGTTGTTGGACAAAGAAATCATAAAACTCACGACGCTCTCTGTAATCTCTTTCTCCAACTTGATATTTTATTGCGGCCACAGCATCCAACCATGTTGGACCACGCATTATTTTTAATCCGTTAGTAACCAGCGTATCAACTCTATCTGAGCCTTCTGTTACATCTTGTTCATAGTCGCCTTCGGGATCAATTCCGTGTTTGTTAATATCGATGTCAAGATTTTCTTCATCATCTGTGGCGCTAGTAGTTGGTGTAATATCAATGCCAAGCTCACCTAGTCGATTGATAACGCCGGGATCTTCCCAGCAGTTGGCGTCAGGGTTTTCGTCAGCTAGATCACCTAAACGATCAAACAAGATGTCATCACCTACTAGGTCATACAGTTGTTCTGTAGCATTAGTAGCATCAGTTCCAACAATCAAGGGCTTGCTCATCAAGTCCTTTAATTGTTGTTCTGTTTCTGCATCATTGGGCAAGGCCCATGTACCTTCCATGACCCGGTTGGTCCAACATTCAAATTCGTCTGCTTCACGCATGGGAGTTTCCTTTAGTTTTGCTAGTATAGGCAATGCTTCTTCAATTCTTGAGTCTAGCGTTTGCTCTATAAACATATTGCGAATAGATTCAGCCATTTTACTGCTGTCGTTGATTTCAGCAGGGTCAAATGATTCACGAGCTTCGTGATAACCACGTTGACTGATCATGTGTTTGGCCTTGGCTTTTAGATCACTGTAGTGACGAACAGCCGCTTCAATTAGTTTGGCAGCCTCACCTGTAAACGGTTTGTGCTTGGCAGCACGAATAAATCTACTCAAGGTAGCTATTTCAGTTACAATTTCATTGATGTGGTTGCCGAATGCGTCATATGGATTGCCACCTTCGGCTACGTGTCGAGCAATCATGCGACCGTGTGCAAGGCTACGACTGGGAACTTTAAAACGCTCACCGTCAGCTGTCTCCACAAACAAACTTTCAATTGCACGATGTCGAGGTTCACCTTCAAGGATATTGCGATTGTGTTTGATCATCAAACGAACTTGTTTGGGCTGGTCACTATAACTAACATTCTTTTTGCCGTAATAGCCTTCAAACAATCCTTCTTTGATGGCAGCCATGCCTTTCATGGTATATTTCAAGCGACTGATATTATCTGCACTAAAGTTTTTAAAATTGTTACCCATGGCAAAATGTTTCATTTGCTCTAGGAAATTATACCAGGCTTTTTTGTCGTCTTGTTCCATTGTGCGACCTAGATTGTCGCCAAAGAACACAGTGAAATCTTTGTTGGCCCCAAACAGTATAACAACTGTTCCGTAATTTTTGTTTTCCGTTTTCCAATTGAACACAAACATCTCTGCTTCTGCGGGATTATCCACAGGATTTGCGTTGGCATCTTTGATCTCGGGCTCAAGATCTTTGGTTACTAAATCGTTGTAAAGGGAGGTGGCTGCAGGATTTTCCATATTGTATATTTAGTCGTTATTAAACAAAATTTCTGTGTAGTACTTGCCTGGTTTGTTTTCGGTTATGTTGCGATAAGTGGCTATAACTTCGGGGTCAATGGTGTTGGGGTTGACCCACCAGTCTTCGAACATCAACAGAGATGAATCAGGGTATTTTCCCAGCATTGACATACCTGGAGCTTCACATACATCATTTGCAATCAACTCATACCCATGTGATTTTAATATCTCACGAGACCTGTCTCTGGCATGATATGCTTCTGCGGTTGCTGTCCATACATCATGCTCAAACGTAATAACTGAAAATTCATGTGAATCTATCAGTTGGTTTAGCACAAGCAAATTGTTAGCAGGAGTGTCGATGTCAATTTGCAAGTAATCAACATGAGTGGGTATTGTACTGTAATCAAATTTAGTAGCATCATGTTGACAAAAATCAGTGTTGGGTCGTGTTGTTGCCCAGGTTTGTATGCCTTGTGCTAGCACATATTCTTCGTAACCGTGAAACTTGCATTCGTTTTGAATTTTTACAGGCAGTTGATCTATCGAGTCTGCATCGGGCCAACTGCTGTCGCGAATGTTACTGTAAAAATTCTTCCAGATAATTGATGTTGTATCTGAAGTATGTTCCTGCACATCAATGCTGGTCCCGCAAAATCCAAAATATTGTTCTAGCAACCATGTGTTGTTGCCAATCACTGGTAGTCCTGCACCAATTTCTAAAAATGTTCCGTTTAGTTTACCTTTGAGCATGGCTATCACAAACAAGTCTTGCCCAGCTTGTGATTGTGAATTAACATTCTTCAGGCAATCGATATTGTCTACAGGGTATTTAAAATTCATTACATCATGCTCATGACAAAGGGCAAAGGTTCAATAAAATTATCACTGTGGTCTCTCATTTGTGTATCCAAGTCCTGATGATAGCTTTGTAACACTTGTAGCATGCGCACTGCCAACAAACTACTCATTACCAAATCATCGGTTTCCCCGATCTTGGCAGCATAGCTTGCGCCAGATGCTACAAAATTCTTGAGTTCGCTCACAAGGCTACGACTGTTAATGGTCATTCGGTTGCTTTCGATCAAGTGTTTGAGTTTTGCACATGCAACCAATTTGGGTTTGTTTGACGTGTTAAATCCCTTGCGGAATCTACGACTGCCCCTGCTGCCAGGTTCACTCAAGAAGTAACCAGGGATATTTTCTTCTCCGTATTCTGCAATAGAAATCAAGGCAGCTTCGCCTATGGTATTGTTTTCCACAGAAAAGTAAATGCTTTTGGGATCACGCACTATTTCATTGATGTGTTGTACAATGTTTGCCAAGGTTCTAACTTGTGTGGGTATGTCACTTTTGTTGTGGCGCCACTCGGCTATTTGTTCTGTAGTGTTAGCTTCGAACACTTGTATGGCAGAGGGATCTCCGCCTGTACCCAGGCTGGGGTCCAGTGATACAACATAAATTCTATCACGCAACGGGCGTTTGTACCAGCGCACTTCACCTGTTTTATACAAGGGATCTATACCTTGCAAGTCAAATAGCTTGGCTGGTGCAATTAGTGTTTCATCATTGATGATGAATTCACAATCCATCTCTCGACGAAAACGATCCACACCCAGGGCCGCACGTTGTTGTTTGGCCCAGCTTTCATCACGATCAGGATGTTCGTTCCAGAAACTGCGATATGCCTTGAATCCGTTTACACCAACGTTGGTGGGGTTGCCGAATTCATCTTCACAGCGATTGGCTCCTTTCCATAACAGCGCAAATTGATCTTCGTCCGAGTTAGGAGTTGATGTAATAATTGCTTTACCACCAGTTGCTAGTGTGGGGCTAATAGAAGTCCAAAACTCTGTGGCAATAGTGGGTCGCACAAATGCAAACTCATCTGCGTATAATAGGGAGATAGACATACCACGACCGGTATTTTCAGTAGTTGTTGCTGACACAATACGACTACCATTGTCAAAGTCCAAGTTACCTTTGTTATAACTGGTAACGCCTGCACGTATGTGATCTGGTACTGATTCGTAAGCATAGCGAATACGTTGCATGATCTCTTGCGAGCCTGTGTATTTGTGTGCGGCAACTAGAATTGTTGAATCGGGCACAAACATAGCATACCACAGCAAGTAACCAGCGGCACTTGTTGACTTACCCGTCTGTCGAGGCATCATGGAGATTGAGAATCGATTTTGGTGGTAGGTATCAATTAGCCTACGCTGATACTCAAAGGGATGATACAACATTCTACCACGTGTGGGGTGTTGTATATAAAAGAAGTTGTCCATGAAGTACATGGGACCATCATCGGGGTCTGCACAAAGAGCAAATTCTTGTATTTGCTCGTCAGTGTACATGGCCCGGGAATAAGGCGATTTGACTAAGGCTGGTTCGTTAACTGTGGGCATGCCATATTTAATCGGCTTTGCCGCACCGGGCCCTTTTTGCGTTGGTGAGTGCACCGTAGTCAACTGGCCATTCTGTGCCAGGTGCCAGTTCCTTTGCTCCAGCTGGCAAGCCAAACTTGACGCCTGCATATTCTTGAATCTGTGCAATAGGTGCACGGAATTTGGTCAAGTCGTTGCCTAAGTTTTGGTAGGGCTTGACGTGTGGGAAGTTCCAGCCTGCAATTTCTTTAGTGGCATTGTTGATCACAATCTTGTAAAAGCCATGTGGCACAAGTACGCCATTGCCAATTACATCGTCCTTGGCACCATAAAACGCACCCACATAAATTGTGTAAGGCTGATTGCGTTGTACTGTCCACCCACGTATTGCTGTTTCTAATAACTTCCAGATTCCACGATTGAGTGATCCGTGTTGTGGATACATGTTGGTCATCAAGAATGACTCGTACTCTACTTGTTCGCTCCAGGATAAGTCACCGTCAGGTGCGGCATGTCCTTTGTCATAACCTGTGCCAGCATAGTCGTCTGGCTTGGCACCACCCGGAACTGAACGATCAGCAACAAAGGCGTTGGTTCTTGGCCAGCATCCCAATGCATTAGGTGGTGTTAATGTGTAAGCAACGTACACAGGGATCTTAACAGGAGCATCATATGCCACAAAGTATGCTTCTCTGCAGATAGGTTGTGCTGGTCTCTGTGTTTGTGCAAACCCGTACGGATTGTGTACTTGACAGGCTTGTACAGGATTAGGA